GACCTACGGATGGATTTGACGAAAGCGAGTGGATCAGCCGCGATGATTTCAAAGAAGCGGTCGCTCACGATAGTCTTTGGGAAATCCAATGGTATCCTAATTCGCCAGTTGGTTTCTGCACCGCTTACGGATCAACCTTTGAAAACGCCATGATGTGCGCAAATCAGTAGAGATAAGGATAAAAGCGCATGAATAAAGTTATGAGAAAAGAGTTTGAGCGCCTTTGCAAGAAACATTTTGCCCGCGTGATTAAGAATGAAAATGTTTGTGATTGCGAAAGTGGCGCATATCATGTCAGTGGAGGCTGCCATGAGTGCAGGGGCAAGATAAGAGGAACCTGGCTTGCTGCCAACTTGGCTGCCGAGGAAATGGTTCGAGATTACGGCAATAACTGGGATAATAGTGACAAAAATGCCGCTTAAGAAAGGTTCATCTCGCAAAACCATCAGCGCCAACATCCGCACCGAGCGAGCTGCGGGAAAACCTCAGAAACAGGCGGTTGCTATAGCTCTTTCCAAAGCAGGCAAGAGCCGAAAGAAACCAAAACGCCGGACATAGGAGCGTGACGCCTTGACCGATTACTCAGCCCACGAAGCCATGCACACCGCCTCTGTTCTCATGGACACCTACGGCACGCACGTTGCCGAGCATCCTTTCGTTGAGTCCAATCCCGATATCGCAGCCAAGGTTGAGATTGCCATGGAGGCAATGATGGAAGTATACCAGGCTATCGGTCGAATGCATCTCGCTGAGGATTTGAAACAAGGAATGACCGAAGCTCTCGCGCACGCCAAGGGAGAAGGGACGCCTGTCGTGCATGAACCAAAGGTCGATTCTAATGACTGATAATGTAGTAAACTTAGCCCTGACTCCTAAAAGCATTTGGGTATGTGACTGCGGATGCTCTACTTTCTATGTGGTGTCTGATGGATCTGCGGAATGCGCCGCATGTACAGAAGTTGCTGGCGTTCCTTTGGGGGGATGGAAAGATTTCGACCATGACAAGACAAGTGAAATCGAGCATCCCACTTCGGATGTGAGCGCAAACGGATTGGTAGAATTTGCACGCCGAAGAATTGTCTCACTGGCATCTGACGAAGATGCGGTTCTGGTAATAGTGGCAAAAAGTAATTCATGGACCTGCGCTTGGTCTGAGGTTGAGACGCCGGAACAAATGGAAGGGGTACGCAAGCGCCTTAAAGACGCTGAGGAAATTATAGGTTTAGGCATTGCGGGCGCGGAAGGGGACAATTCCAATGCCCAATAAGCTCACCAACAAGCAATACCAACTATTCAGCGCCGTATGTGATGAGATAGCAGAGGGCAAGAGCATGCGCCAAGCTTGCAAGGCCGTAGATAAAATCTCCCCACGTCTTATGTACAAATGGCTCGCCCAGGATGAAGACGACGATTCCGGCGGGGATCTCGTGCAGCAATACGCGCGCGCGCGCGAGGTGCAAGCGGACGCAATCTTTGATGAGATCCTGGAAATCGCAGACGATGCGTCCGAAGACGTTATTATTGATAATGACGACAATGAGCGCGTCAATCACGAGGTAGTGGCCAGATCCCGTGTGAGGATTGATGCACGCAAGTGGATGGCGGGCAAGCTGCGCCCAAAGAAATACGGGGACAAGGTTTCCGTTGACGTGGATGCGAAAGTCAAAGCCGATGTGAACGCCACAATATCACCTTCGGATGCATTGAGGGACTATGTTAGCACAATCGCAAAGCGGCGCGGAGATGCTGGCGACGCTAGCGCCTGACGAACAAGAAGAGTTCATTGCATCCCTCACAGAAGAACAAGCCAAAGCGCTACTCTATGATTGGAGGGGCTTTAACGCACGTCCTGACCAGGTAGCACCCGAAGGTGATTGGGATATATGGATAGCACTGGCTGGGCGTGGGTGGGGGAAGACCAGGACTGGTGCGGAGTGGGTGCGGGAAAAGGTTGAGGCCGGTGAGGCTAAGAGGATTGCTATCATTGCCGAAACTGCGGCCGATGCGAGGGACGTTCTGGTTGAGGGGGATAGTGGACTGCTGTCTATTTACCCACCAGCTGAGGGCCCGATCTACGAACCATCGAAGCGGCGCCTGACCTGGAGCAATGGTGCTGTTGCTACCTTATTCAACGCGACAGAGCCCAACCAGTTGCGCGGACCACAGTTTGATTTGGCGTGGTCTGACGAGCTGGCAAAGTGGAGATACGCTCGTGAAACATGGGACCAGCTGCAATTTGGGCTGCGATTGGGCGATCATCCCCAGCAAATCGTTACCACTACCCCAAGACCTATTGAGCTTGTAAAAGCTATCGTGGGAGAGAAAGAGGGGTCTGTTAAGGTCACTCGCGGTCGCACAATGGATAATGCTGCGAACCTGGCTGCGCCGTTTCTCAAGAAAATCCGGGAAAGATACGAGGGAACCCGACTTGGGCGCCAGGAACTTGATGCCGAAATTCTTGGCGATATTCCAAACGCTCTGTGGAATCTTGAAACCATCGATCTCTATCGAACAAGAACGGAGCCAGAGAACTTTACTCAACTTGTGGTAGCTGTAGACCCGGCAATAACGGACACTGAGAGCAGTGACGAACACGGTATAGTTGTGGCCGGGGTGGTTCAGGAGAAGGATGAGCAGGACGGATATGTGCTTGAAGACGCCAGCATACGGGGAACGCCGAAAGAATGGGCGACTGCAGCAATAGCCGCTTACGACAATTGGGAAGCCAACTGTATTGTAGTTGAGACAAACCAAGGCGGTGATATGGTGAAGAACACAATTCACAGTGTTCGCAAAAACGTTCCAGTGGTAGAGGTGCGCGCTACTCGGGGGAAGCACGTGCGCGCAGAACCCGTTTCATCGCTTTACCAACAGGGCAGAATCCACCACGTAGGAGCGTTTGTCGAGCTTGAGACCCAAATGACCCTTATGACCAGCGCTGGGTATGAAGGCGAAGGATCTCCTGATCGGGTAGATGCCCTGGTGTGGGCGTTTACCAAGATGTTCAACCTGATGACGCGCCCCAAGAAAGAGAAGAAAGCGCTCCACATCCCCCGCGCAAAAAGGTTGGGGTAGGGTTGATTATGTGAGCGCATGCATATATCGTGTTTGTAACCATCAAAAGGGAAATGGAGAATATCACATGAGAAAAGTCGTTTATAACGCTTGCTTCGGCGGTTTTAGCCTCAGCACAGAGGCAGTCAAATTAGGCCGTGAATTATCAGGCGATCAGAAATGGGCTGGGACAACTCTAGTGGGAGAGATGTTCAGTGATGGTTCAGGGCCTCGTGAGGGTTTCAGCCGAATGGATTGTGTCTATATTGGTTATGATTTTCCCCGCTATGATCCGATTTTAGTAAAAGTTGTCGAAACGCTCGGATCAAAAGCTTCTGGTTCACTCGCAGACCTGCAAATTGCAGAGGTTGAGGGTCCGTATCGCATTGATGAGTATGATGGTAATGAAAGCGTGGAAACGCCAGACAGTTATGACTGGGTAACGTAGGGCTCAATATCGACAAGCTGCATCGATACATCGCAGAACACGGCGATCCCTGGCATTGACACCGTAAGCAACCGCGCATATAGTACCTACAGCAACCAGAGGGAAAACAGATGAAAGTTGAGTCAGGGAAATTTTACAGAGACGGTCACGGAAACACGGGGGGGCCAGCTATTTATGCGCCAGACTATGATGGTGATAAATACGATTGGATCGTACCGCCTTTAGGGTGTTTTAAAGAAAACGGTGAATCCATGAGGGATGGTGAGGAATGCGACCTCATAGCCGAATGGACCGACAAACCGCGCTCTTGGAGTGAACTGACAGACGCTGAGAAGGGCGCGCTGCTGCTCGCACAACATGAAGGCAAAGCTGTTCAAGTTTGGGCATATTGGCAGGCCATACCCTCATGGCGCGACACCGAAATATCTATGGACACTGATATGGGCACTGACAGTTATGCTTACCGAATCAAGCCAGAACCATTTGTTGATACTGTGACGCTTTACGGCTCCAATGTCACTTGGACTCCGACGCAAACTGACAGCGATACCCGCAAGCTTTCTATTCCCATCAAGGATGGACTTGCGATCACCGGCACGTTCACCAATGAGAACGGGGACACCATCCAGGTGAAGAAAATCTAATGAAAACTTTCTACGTAATTATCCTCGCTTTCAACTCATGGGATGAATGTCAGAACTTCGCCCACGACGCAGGGCTCTACGACATGGAGCAGGTTGAGTTCATGTGTCACCCACACCAACAACCGAATGAAACCGCGCCCAGCAAGTCTCTGCGCCCCAAATCTAGGACGGAATGATGCCGGATTCTATTAATCACCCCGCCTATCAAGACATCACCATCCGAAAGACGCTGCGGGACGAATTTGCGATGAAAATCTTGCAGGCAGCTGCCAACAGCGGTGATCCTATCGACATGCGCAAAGGCGAAACAGAGCGAGAGGCACTTTATCGCTTTTGGAGAGGTATTGCGGAAGGGGCCTACATAGCGGCTGACGCCATGATGCGCGAACGGGAGAAACGGGAATGATGGTTAAATCTTTGATATCTATCTTTGTGGTTGCGCTTCTTACGATTATTCTTCTTGTCATTATTATTGCGGCTACTGACATAGTTCTTGGATTTCTTGTGTGGCTATGGGATTGACAACCGCGAGCCCCCGAGCCTAATCTAGCTCACCTACTTAGATACTCTGTATCTGTGCCTCAATACCACTCACGCCCGGCTGGCAGAACCTTGACGGTGCCAGTCGGGTCTTTTTATGCGTATTGATTGCAAGGGCTTTGAATGCAATA